ACACAATAGCAAATCACCCAATCACGGCACTGAACTACGGTCCCGGAGGCAGCTTCCATACGGAGCTACTAGAGCGGTATCCAGAGCACCGTGAATTGATTCCCCGTATACTGTCCCCAGTGGACATGGAGCAGGCGATTGAAGCCAGTGAGTTTACACTGTTACATTGGGATGGGCAGTATATCGCCGATAATGAATACGGGTTAATAGGGACAATTCAGCGATGGCTTTATAGTTACCGTGGCCGCTGGCACCTACCTTCCTTTGGGGTAAGTGACGGACTCTATCCGGCATCCGCACTAGCACTGCTTTTCCATAACCTGGTGCCCACCATCATTAACTTTAGATTGGAAAATGCACGTACTGCTGAAGTCGATACATTTCATCGATGGGCCTTCTTAGGGAGCCGCTATCGATTGGACCGATATAAGCGCTATCTGGATAACCGTCAATCATTATTCCTGTACCGCAACATCGATTACCTTAAGTTTCATGTCGGTAAAGAAGTAACCCTTGAGACCCTACTCACCCATATCACTGAGCCGGTTAATATTGACGCCCATCGATTCGACGTCACGGTCTCAAACGAACGGCTACTGGAAACACTGAAACCTACCCCACGGTTACTGGATACACCTTATAAAGACGATCGTCCTAATATAGGGGTAGAGTCCAGAGCACCGGTAGAATACGGCTATCAGCTAACGAAGGACCTCGCCCGTCACAACGAGGAGGATCTTTATACGGATGTAGCCCGTACTGAGGCGAACATCCGTACGACCGCCATGCAGTCGTTGCCGACGGGATTGGTGCAGATGACCTTTAACCCACCAATGAGTGATCGGTTTGCAAACCCGGAACAGGTTCGCTTAACCCAATGGTTATACTTAGCCAGTCTGGGTCGCTACCAAACCGTACATGACCTAAACTTAGGGGAGCGTGGGAGTATTTCCGTTACGACTAAGGAAGCGGCGATTCTCTTTTGCTATGCAGTAAGTCAGGTAAACAAAACGCCACTGGATACCATACCAACGATATGGCTAGGCTACCCACACCATGCCCGTCCTCTAGGACAAGACTACGTGCAAAATCGCTTAGAGCCAACACTGGTGGATGAAGGATATGTCAGTGAGTTAACCCGTGACTGGGTCAGACACCCTATCGTACGGGATGAGCTAGGGTTTGAGGAATATGTCGATGAGGTTAAGCATCGTTTTTACTTACATCAAGTAACCAGTCGAAAGCCTCACAACACGACGTACCGGTCACAGTTAAAGGGTATAGTGCGGGCCCTGTATCGCCCGACTATAATCTCCTTAGCACCTGAGGATACCGACTATACTCGCTGGTTAGATGCCCTCAACTTTCCGCACCGTACCTTCCAACCTCAGGATTACTATGCACTTGTCTTTACCATCCTTACCGCAGTGCCGGGCGTTAACCTCGACGAAGGAGGGGTTACGCGACGTCATCGGGCGATGATTGACATTGTGCGTCTACTATCCAGCTACGGCATTTTGTTTGTAGAAGGCGCAGGGCTTCGACCGACCATGATCTATCACTATGGTAAGGTTGAACCTATAGAGTGGGAAAACCATCTGGATAATTATTTTAAACTGGGCTTTGGGATATATGGACATGACGCGGAAACGAAGGCACATATACGTGCACACGGTGAGTCCGGCAATAGCCACTTAAACCCTATTGGACCTCTTCAAACTACTTATACGTTACCCAGTGGTTTGGTATTGGGGTACCACCAACGCTACAACTACGTAAACCATTTAGAAGCCGCTACCCTTACCAGTGGTAGTGTGACCCATATTCCGCGTTAACGGAGAAGAACATGTACGAAACAACGAAAACCATCTACCACACTCATCTAGAGTTACAGCGGGCGATGCAGGAAGATTTTAACCCACTCCCCTACAGTACACTGAATGAGAAGTTCGGTGTCGCGGATGAGGAAACCGTACCTACAGGTCGTTACCCTGCTATGGAATATATTGCCATAGGTCGTGGAGGTCACCGTGGACGCATTGCCTCGGACGGTGCTACTCTGACTGACATCCTCCAGCACGATGTCACTGACGCCGCCCTGTTTGAGCATCTGCCCTTTGTCGTACGGCTAATCAGTGAGGACCTAACCCCCGCTGAGCGTGCAAAGTACGGTATGCGGACACTGGTAGAGCGCAATGGTAAGCAATACTTTGCTTACTATCTGAAACGGGTGAATCTTTCCCAGACGTACCCTGAACTGAAAGAGATTACAGTGCTGGATGGCAGTGTAAGTGATCGGGAATATACGCCGACGCCTTCACAACTTACGCCCAATCCCCTGCCGCTGTCCAACACTCAGGCGAACCTAGCCTCGGGTAAACACATTTCAGTCACCTCAACCCTATCAGTGTCGCTCTCGGCAACCGACATTCAGGAAATCATGGATGCGGTGTTGGTACTCTATGACGATGTTGCTTACGCGACGATTTCTGAGATCGCCACGGTTACGGCGCACCGCACGCCTATTAACACCACGTTGGGGGGTGTGAATGTAACGTACGACGAGGCGATTGCGGCTCAGGTAGCAAACTTTATCCCGGCGAATATTAGCTTGCAGTTCACGACGAACGGCATCGACTCTCTCTTCTCACTTGGACACACCTCACCCTACCTTCGTTAAGAGGGCGGCGGAGGTGGTAAGGAGGTCCTATGTACCCAGTGCCCTATGACGTATGTTATCGGGTACTTGCCATTGACCCCAGTACATCCGCGACTGGGTTCTCTGTGCTTGACCATAATGTACTTACGCAGGAAACACACATCGCCTTCGCCTCAACGGTATTTAGAAAGGACTTATTGAAGCGCAAGGATTGGATTGCCACTGTACATGGTGAGCGTTCCGCAGCCGTAGCCGGATACGGAGAGGCGTTAGCTGATCTATTGCGGTACTGGTCCCCTACCCTGGTTATTGCAGAGGCGCCCTATCTGTCTCGCCTACCCGCTGCCTTTAAGGCATTGGTGGAGGTACAGACGTCACTGCGTTTAGCCGTAATGGAGTTTGACCCCACCCTACCCTTTGAAACGGTAGACCCTGCACGGGCGAAACAAAATATTGGGGTCAGCGGGAAGTCCGGTGACAAGGAAGCCGTAGCAATTGCGGTGCGCGCTCGTCCCGGACTCTATACGGTTAACGGTGTTGACCTTAACCAGATCGATGAGCATAGCATGGACAGTATAGCTGTTGGACTATACCACATCGATACCTACGTAAAACAGTGTCCCTGGTAACGAATACTCCCTACACCCATACGGGTGTAGGGAGTATATATGCGCTCGAATAATATACGTAGAATGGGGCATATTCACCCACTTTTACCCCAGCACTAAACCGTTTATATAGGAACGCTAACATGGGTAGCTATGCAGTATACGGGGGTACAGGTGCGGCAGCCGCGTACGTTAAAAATAACGCCCCCGGCCCACTCACACCACCATCCACCTCAACACCTACACCAGGTCCTATTGAAGAGCCAGTCGGTACGCTAGGATCCTTTTTTGGTCCTGAGTTAGTATCCGTCGTCGATGGGCGACTATATATAGGCGATGTATCCGCACTGGACATCGGCTCTATGGTGTTGATTGTGTTCTCAGTCGCCGCGACGCTATTTAAAGCGTACTACGATTATACAGACTGGCGTGAGCGCCGTCTGGCCCGCTTAAGTGCCACTAAAGAGGCTAAGGAGTCTAAGCATGCGTCGTCGTCATTGGGGGGAGACCATACGCACCCTCCACCGGATTAATCTATCGCCCCTTGCCCGTCGGCTGGCAAGAATGAGGCATCCTACCCGCGCAATCGTCGCTGCCCAAATTATGCGAAACTGCCCCGCCAGTCACCCGAGTAAACCCAAGACCCTTGTTCGTGCTATTGAGTCGAATGCCTGTGTGCGGGCGCGGTGGACAGCCGCTAACACTCACCTACTTACACAGGGTGATCAGTTTATTGAGACGGCGATTCACGAATGGATACAGTACCGAGGGTACGAGCGCATCTTTACGTACCTACCTGGACTACGTAGGTGGTATTGGCGCCGACATCGCACGGCGGTAGATGCAAGTGCTTGTGGGTATATTAAATATCGGATACTGAAGCGCCTCGCTAAGCGCCGCCGCAAGCTGAGACAACGATCGCCCTTTAAACGCTTCTACATGGCCGGACTTACTACCTTTTTGATTACAGGCATTGGTCTATTTTATATGGCACAGTCACACTTGGCTGAAGAAGAGCGCGTGGGCCTAATTGATCTGATTAAAAAGGCTGGTAAAATGTTGTACCAGACAGTATTTGGATAGAAAAAAAAAATAGTATAACCATACCCAGCCCGAAGGCTGGGTATGGCCACTATTGCCTTAATTACCGCTATCGACGATATAGAAGCGATCCAGCTCCCCTACCTTACCGCAGCTACGGGCACATTTCACCCATCCCCCTTCTACGTTTGTTACGTAAAAGTAAAACTCACCCTTACGCTTGTAGGTAAAGTACTGGGTAACCACATCGTGGAGACTCGGCATGAGCGCTTCCGTGACTCGACCAGTCGTAACGTCAATACCAGTATCCATGCCATTGACATTAAAGATATCTTCATTGACCGCCACTGCTTCACCCTTAGTCACGCGGATCAGTGCATCGCAGTCATCGCCCCCGATAGACAGCTCGCCGACATCCAGACCTACGTCTTGACGATACGCTTTCATGAACAGGGCAATGAAGTTATCCAGATCGCCTGTGGAGTTCAGGTGACCGATGAGCTCATCGATGTCCCCTTCGAAACCATTGGTTAGGTCGATATCAATGTCCAGTCCGTATTTGAGGACATCAGTGGCAATCGTTGTCGCCAGTTGGTTGAGGGTACGGGCAATGCCGTCTAGATCTTGGCTCTTCAATACACCTCTAAGTGTTTTAAAGGCGGCCACCCAGTCCGTGAACTCGTCTTCCCCGGCCTCACTGAGAGTCGCCAGGAGTTCCGTTACCTTCGCCATGTGGTCAGACTTCTCGATGCTGCAGAGAGCACCCAGTACAGTGGTTACTTCAAACGGTTGGACTGTAGGCCTGTATGCGTGCTTTACACTGGCATGCTGCGCCACAGCAATGACCCGGTCCATAGACGAGGCTTGCATGTCGTCCACTGTTACAAAGGACAGATCCCTTTCCTCAGTGGGCAGAAGGACGGTGCCCTCATCAGCCAGCTCAGCCTCACTGAGATATGCAGACTTCTCAACCAAGTGATCGCGCTTATTCATGTCCTGTGCTCCTATGGGAATAATGTAATTATACAATACCCCTTCGCTGTCGGCTAGAGGTGCCATAAAATGGCGCTTACGGTTGTAGGCTACCTTACCCGTCTGACCCCTCAGGGTAGTCGCATATAGTACCGTCTCCGTGGTGACGCGGAGTTCGTTCACTTCCTGTACGGGTACGTGAGGTGCTAACACGGCTGGGTTCGGTGCACCTGCCGTAACCAGAGGGGCGTTTGACCACTGGTCACCGGCACTAGCCTGTGGCACATTGCCTTGTTTAGCGGCACGCGCACGCTCATAGTCAGTTTGAACAGGCGCAGGTTGCCCACCCATCGGCTGAGGGGTCGGTTGCCCATAGATACCGGTATTCGGCGGCATCGCCATAGGGGCTGCCCCGCGAGGATTGTACTGGGACGGCTGAGGCGGTGCATACTGAGGCATGGGCTGCGGGTATGGGCTATAACCGCCCTGCTGACGACGTTGTTGCTCCTCCAGTGCCCGGAGGAACTCAAACGCCTCAACGTTTTCGTTGGACCGCAGATGGGTATAATACCAACGGCCGTCCTGTGCGGGCCAGGGTTGGCTATAACCAGGAATTTGTGGTAGTGTTGACATATTTGTTTCCTTTCGTTCGGTTAAAGGTTGCTTCGTTTGTGACGGAGGTGGATCGTCTTTGGAGACTCTGAATGTTCTCTCTATTTCTTTTCGTTTTAAACGACGGCTGCGATAGGTATCGGCTTTAGTATGTTCCTCCATATACTCAAAGCTATCCACGACGTCCAGATCAGGATCGTCACTGAAACAGTCGTCCTCAATCGGATCGTCGATTTCCACCCAGTCGTCATCGTCGTCGTAGTCGGTCATAGTCGGAACAATGCCTTCTGTTGTACACGTTGATGGTTATCGAGTGCCAGTCGCTGTGCTCTGGACTTCACGACGTCCAGCCCCTCTCTGATGATAGCATCGTAGAGTTGAATGCGGTGGTGTAGGTCCCGTGCCAGTAGCGCCGCATCCTTGGGTAGGGCCTTCTGATCAAAATCCATTTTATAGTGCGACATAACCGCACAAATCACCGCGTAGCTTAGCCACTCCATGTGCCGGTCCTCTAGCCCACATTCGTCATGGTAGATGTAAACATAGAGTGCTTTATACAGCCACGTAATGCACCGGTCTACCATAATGCCCTGCATGGACATATCAGTAATATAGGTTTTCAATTCCGCCTGCTTGTCCTCATCTGAATCCACGGCCAGTATAACCAAACTATGGAACAGCCATTCCGTGGCCCGTACCATAGTGCGGTCAAATGGAGAGAGGGAGGTTACCTCCTCTGGCGTGGAGCGCAGAGCCAACATTCGGTAGCGCTCCGGATCTATCCGCATAACTAACTCCTTATCGCATGGAGATCATTTCCTGCAAGTGTTCCAGTTCACGGCGGAACTTAGGATCCACGACCACCCCGTCATGGGGATCAAGCTGCAAGAAGTGGTTGATGGACTCACGGGCCGAGGGTGCCGACTTCGTGATGAAGAGATAGGTGTTAACCGTACACTGACTGGCATGCAGTGCGAATGTGGGGGAGGACATTTCCGCTGACTTCTTGGGTCGACCCATACGGTTATTCGAAGCCTTAGCTTGAGGTACTATCGTTTTCGTTACTGAGAAGGGCAAACAATCGGTTGCACTTTCCAGTGTCGTAACCTCCCCATGTCCATTGATATGCTGTATGACGTTGGTTTTGAATAACTGATCGAAGGTTCGCTCAATGTTCTCAAGCTTCAGTCGATCGCCTGTTAACTTCACCAGCTCAAACAACAGAATTGAGATTGAGAACACCACGTCGTACATCAGGAACCGTACGGTCTCCAGCTGTTTATTATGGATATCCGCAGGGTCACAATGCATCGTGCGTTCAGTGAAGGTTTTAATGATGTGCGCGAAGACATCGTAGATATCCCGACAGGGTACCCCTTCATGGGTGAGTTTACGGCGGACCAGATCATCGAGGTAGGAGTCCACAGAGTCAATATGGGCCTCCATCTCCTCCATAGCCTTGCGCTCAGACGACACCTCCGCTTTGATAAAGCGGGGCAAGAGGCGTCGCCAGAGCATGGGATTGTCCACTTGTGATGGCTCTACCATATCGGGCTCATGGTCGATGATGTAAAAGATACCACCAATCGCCGGTGCAATATCAGCGGTCCACTTATCGCGGGGCAGTGCAATGCGTAGTTCGGATGGCGTATACTGCACGTACCCCTTTGCATTGGGACGAATACCCCGTGACTTACAAATGACCCACTCCTCTGGAGAATAGGTCTCTACGTTAATCTCATCGTACCCGACACGGACTTCCGCATCGAAGTAACGCTGCAATCCCTCCGTCAGACCAAACTTACAGAGAATGTAATGAATCAAGAGGCTGTGGCGGTTACGTACCGCATCACCTTTGCCCTTACCTTTGATGTTGAAGATACTGGAGTATACCGTATCCACGGATACCGACTCCCCATCCGCCTGAAAGCGCACAGGTACACGTTGGAACGTAAGCTTCGAACGGGTCACCGGCATGTAGATTCGATCGGGTTCAATACTGAAGATGTTGTCCGCCAATACTGGTGAGACCACAAAACTAGATCCACGTACCCGAACAAGTCCACCCCGGCGAATGTACGGGAGTTGTAGGAAACGCGGTTTCAGTTTCTGCCCTTCAAATTCAAACTCATACATGCAATGGTACAAGTCTGAATATGCAATCTCATGCTGCCGTTTGCCACGCTTTAAACGAGTCAGCTCCCGTAGCTGTTCCTCTGGAGTCGCGGGACGATACCCACAGTAGCGCAGTCCAGGTGGGAAGGATGCACTGGCACAGTGGAGTACCTCGTCCACATACCGCTCAATTCGATCAGACTGCTTGAAGGCCAAACCTTCGCAGAGATCCGGATTAAGCCTAGGCTGACTATCCATGCAACGCTTGAGCAATTTACCACCGATCACATCACGCTCCTTATTCTGATTTTAGCCTAGATCATATCACCTGTACGTGTTAATTAACAAACAACGGCCACGCACCACCGCATAAAGTCAACAACTGCCATCACCCCCTTCATAAAGTATGTAAAGAACGTACTCTTGTCTTTCATCTTCTCTCGGTGCCGCTTATCACTCTCCTCCTCGAATTTACGAAACCTCTCTTTATACGCTTTTCGCTCCTTCTCAAACTCCTGCTCCTTTTCTCGATACGCTTCCTCCTTCGCAGCCTCCTTTACTTTCTTATCGTGTTTATCCCGTTCCTCTACAAAGGCTCGACGCATAGCTTCTAGCTCCGCGCGGTCTGGGTCCCGATTATCCTCCATTGCATCGAACCGATTCCGATATAGCCGTATACCGTATTTACCACCCCCCTCTGTAAGCTCCTCTACACTATGTAGGTGCTGTTCTAGCTTACCGGTTACACTGTCCCGCAGTGTAATCAAAACGCCCTCTTGTGCAGGCGTAGGGTCTCTTGTAGGCTTTAATACGTAAACAACCCCTCCTAGCTTAACAAACAGATTGGGCCAGACCCTGCGGGGATCCAGTATTTCCACCATAATACCCAGTGTATGGCGCTCATCCATACGCACCCGCATCTCTTGCGAGAAACGCGGATGCTTAACCTGATCCACATCTGTGGACAGTGCAATGAACAAACCCAGACACTCATCGTAAATGCCCCCATCCGACTCAGCTAACAGCTCATAACTGTAAGCGTGTCGAATATGGAAACCGTACACGATACCGCCATTACGGTGTTGCATGCTATCGATATCCTCATAAGGGATACCGCACTCGACTAATCGACTGTGATCTGCCTCCGTGTATTCCTCTACAATCGTAAACCGGCCACGGGTGGGATCATTGAGAGCGGCTCTTTCTGGCTCGACATACTCAATGGTTCCATTGCCGTCAACAATAACAATCGTTATGCCGGTACGGTTGATATATTTTCGACGATAGGTTGGGGTTGTCCCAACCTCAGTAAATCCGCTTCGTGCTCTTCTCTCAATCATGATAAGCCTATTAGTAACAGTGACTATTCGGGCGATAGGGTTGAAGGTGGAGAAGGCATACAGCGGATGTATGCTTAAGGGTAATATAGGTTTTCAATAAAATTGATAGACGGCATACTCTCCCTATGCCCCGTAAGGCATAGGGAGAGTATGTATTCGCGTTTAGCGCGGGTCAATTTGAGAAAGAGACCCAGTCAAGGGGAACTTAATCCCTTAGGCACATCCGAGGATGTTATCTAATTGTAAAAGAGCTTGTTGTTGGTTAGCCACTATAACGCATTTACAGAGGGTAATCAACTAACATAGGATAGGGTACAGTTAGTACCCTATCCCTGAGTCACGCTATACCGTTACGGTTTAACGTAGAACTCTTCCAGGTTGGTTACATCGATACGGCCCAGGATCGGCAGGGTCGCAGTGTGCAGCTCACGCGGCTGTACCTGAATTTCCTGTACAGTAGCACCACCCTGGCTGGAGTTGGCCACTTCGTGAACCAGCGCCGGCATGAACAGGTGAGCACCGAAGGACAGCGGGTCAACACCACGCTGAGACACACGACGGAAGGATACGTAGATGCGATCACGCATACGAATATCCAGAGACGACACGATGCGGTAGTTACGGTTTTCACCGAAGGTACGGCTGTCGCCAGACTTCATCAGCAGGCCAGCGATACGCGGGTCAGTACCGACGATGATTTCGTATTCACGATCACCACCGGTGAACTGCTCCAGGGCTGCCAGGTAACCGGATTCCAGTGCCAGCTTGTCGGCCATGGTAGTAACAGCGTCAACCAGCAGTGCACGCAGGTCATCGTAGCCTTCACCGGAACGGTTGATGGTTACAACAGACGCAGCGTCCAGAGCACGGGTAGTGTAGGTCGGCTTGACGAACAGAGAACCGATCATCGGAGCATTTACGGGTACAACACCATCGTTGGCCAGCTGCTTCAGCTGAGCTTCAGCATGCATCAGGGTGGATACGGAGGCGTTGGAAGAACGTGTGCGCAGAGCCTGTACCAGACCTTCTACAGTGGCGCCACCACCAGCAGACTTGACCGGACGGACAGAGGCCAGCGGAGAACCGATTGTGATCGGGTAGTAGTAACGGTTGGACTGTGCAGTATCGATCAGGATACCTTTCTGACGCAGGTTCGCGTTCACACGGCGAGCTTTCGGCATGTAGCCAACCAGAGCAACTGTGGTAGCTGCAGCCATAGCCTGGTATTCTGCACCACTTGTAGCCATCGGAGTCTTGTCAGTACCGACGTACGCTTTACCTACACCTACGCTGTTCGCGTAGACTTCGATGTTGGCGTATTCATTGTTTGCTACACCGGAGATAGATACCGGCACTTCAACGGTCCAGTCATCACCAGCAGCTACACCCAGCAGCGTGTGCAGGCCCAGGTCAGTGATGGCTACACCACCTACGGACTTCATCTTAGCATTCAGGCCCAGAGCGGACTTGAAGGACATGGTCAGGTTGCTGGTGCTACCTTCAGCGGCACGTGTGAAGAGGGCACCCGGTACACCGGCAGTGTCGATTTCAAAGACGTGCTTCTTAACGGCAGTGCCGTCATCAACAGCCACTTCCAGGTAAACAGAGCCCAGTGCAATATTGGGATCCAATGCATCGGTCTCATCCTGACCATCGGAACCGATCAGACCCGGGTGGTTGGAGACGGCCAGCAGGTCAGTTTCCACACCGAATTTCAGCGGACGGGTAACGATGTCCACACCGTTTACAGACAGTGTCTTGTTGCCGACTACTGCAGCGTCAACCAGGAATGCATCGTTGTTAGCCGCAGCATCGGCACGCGGGTAAACGTCAGTAGAAGAACCTTCCAGGATGGTGTGGTCTTCGATAGCACGGATCAGGGACTTCTTCTCGAACTCGTACGGCTTGCCGTTCACGCCACGCTTGGTGCGGTTATAGGCGTATGCGATAGATACAGTCACTTCAGCACCGGACTGAGAAGCGTCGATTACTTCAGTCGGGAAGAAGGCTTCGTCGAATTCGTTGTTACCTACTGCCAGAGCGTTCACCAGAACAGAGTGGGACACGAACTTGTCGAAAGAATCCTGAGTGAAGGACTCCATAGACGGCAGTGCAGAATCCACACCCGGTACGAACGTATCAACGGTAGTAGCACCACCACCGGCTTTACGAGCGGCGATGAAGCTTTCGTGGTAGACTTCCGGATTACCAGCGGCCAGCAGTGTGATAGCAGCGGCTTCCATGGAAACCTGTACAGCGTGGTCGTTGCCACGGAAGTGTTCGCGCAGCAGGTTTTCCAGACCGGCATCAGCCAGTGCACCCTGTGCCTGTCCGAAGGTATCTTCCAGGGCATTCAGTGTGGTTTCATCCAGAGATTCCATGGCCACCAGGCTATTGGCGGTTTCAGGAGTAATCAGATCGCCGCGACGTTCGGCCAGAACACCACTGATCGCGGTAACGATGTCGCTAACACGCGCCTGAGCGCTGTTAATCTTACGGAGCTTGGACATTGTGTAATCCTTTTGTAACGTTACATGGAATGGACATAGTGTCCATAAAGTTGAGATTTCATTACTGCATTAACCGGCATGATCAGGGCCATCGCGCAGAAAATGTTTTCCAAAGTATCCCGCCCATGTTCTAGTGACGATGGGTCTGCATACAATAATGCAGTTTTCTCGTCGACCATTTTACAGGCAAGTTTTTCAAGGAACGGATTAATGTCGGATACGAGGTCTTCAATCTGTCCGTCCGTGAGGGTTTCACGTAAATGACCGAAAATATCACTGTTTTCAGCTACTGCTATTTCCGCCCAGTTACTCAGTGCCCCTTTAAGGGGTGAGTGCTCTCGATGACGTTTTTCGAACTGACGGATGAAGTGGTCCGTCTGAAGCCCCACAATCGAATAATCGTTGTGGGTTAGGTGCTTAAAGAAAACGTCCTCATCTGCCACAGATTCCAGTGGCACGTTCTGGGCAGTCAGGGCATTTACGAGTGTCTCGTTTAACACCATAACTTTCATACGTTTATCCTTGTGGGTGTTAATGTTCGCCATACGATCAGGCTTAATAATGAGTGTATGTTTGGATTATAATCATCGGTCATGATGGTATACGACGAAGACGATTGTGATAAAGGAAACGCGACAATGTCAGGAAACCCCTATCTAACCCTTATACGATGTGTAACAGCACTTTACCTTGCTAACCGTACGCCCGGTAGTTGGGAGGAACTCTATAAGACGATCCAAGCTACCCTAACCCATACGGAACTGCCCACAACCCTGATCGGGGATGAAGGTGATGGGATGGTGGCGCTTAATTTACGATCAACTGTGGAGTGGATGTTGGAGGTCAAATCCTCGATTGAGTTTGACCGTAAAGACCTGATTCAGCGTGTACGTCTTAATCTTCGTGACATTAGTTGCTACGTGCAGGAGTTGGAGAATGCAATTCCTGAGGAGATTGGTGAGGAGATTGCGCGTCGACGTATCCGTGCGATATTGTCAGAATTAAAGTACGATCTCAATCTGGTTAATATCCGTAAACTGATCTCCAAGGTAAACCATCGCATTAATTATTCGAAAGATGCGGTGGATTACGGTACAACACTACGGGAATTTCAAGACTCGCTATCTAAATACACAACCTCCACAGGGGACGGTGAGAAGACAGGATTTGTAGGGCGACTCTCTACAGAAGACCTTGGGGATGTAGAAGATACCTTCCATAAGGCCAAGGAAGTCAATTCCACTGAAGGGGTATTGAAGACCGGACTAGTCGGTATGAACCGTGCCTGCGGTGTCGGTGGTTTTAGACGGGGTGAACTGATTAACTTTGGTGCTTTGACGCATCACTATAAGACCGGCATGCTTAACGATGTGGCACGCAGTGTACCCTTACATAACGTACCGTGGATGTGGGATGAGAAAAAGAAACCCGCTGTAGTGCGTATCTCCTTTGAGAACAAACTTGAGCAGGACTTGCCGATTATCTACCGTTCATTGATTGAGCAGGATACCGGTGAGCAAATCGATATTACGGAAGTCGATCCTGTCAAAGCCAGTCGATACATTAAAGACCGATTGGAGTCTAAAGGCTATACCTTCTTTATGGAGTGTTATGACCCAAACAACTTCACGGTCTATGACCTGTTGGACGTGATCATGGGGTATGAAGCCAAGGGCTATGAAATCCATATGTTAGTTGTGGACTATCTAGAATTGATAGCGCGTGGCAGTGCCGATCGTAAAGATGAGCTGATCAACGAAGTATTTCAGGTCGTTCGTAACCATTGTTTCCCACGGGGCATTACGGTCGCGACTGGGCATCAGTTGTCTACAGAAGCGCAGCAGATCTGGCGTGAAGGGGCATTGAACTTTACCCAACGCGTATCCAACGGCGGGTACTACCGTAATACCAAGTCACTGGCGACTAAACTGGACTTGGAGTTTGTCATGTGTTTGATCCGTAATGGTGAAGACACGTACCTCTCAGTGGCTCGAGGTAAACACAGGGGTGGCGAACGTACGCCGGCTAAACATTTGAACTTCGCCTATAAGTTTGAAAAGGTGGGCGGCCTTGTGGACGATGTAGATCTAGAGGTCCCTAGGGTGATCTACGACCTTAACGCAGTATTGAACAATAGTAGCGATAATGCTGGCTATATGGATATGGGGAGTAATGATGATGCGTGGTGAGGTACGGTTTAACGGGCGAGCTGATCGCTTACAGAACTTTGTAGTGAAGGCCTTCTTCCCTCGCACGGGTGGTGTACGCAAGATTGCACTGGACGCATGTTATGGCGTGGAGGTGTTGCAAGGTGACTCTGGCGAGATCACTGTGGTATTGGTAGATGAATCCGGCAATGCAACCGCAGAGCGTACTATACCCCAGTCCGACACTGTACCAAGGGCGAATGAGGACTGTACAGAAATCATTGTTGAAAATGGTTACGGCAATACGGTTCATCGCTGGGTACACGGTGGTGGTCGGGGAAATAGACCCCCTAACGTAGAGGCGCCACCGCTACGGAGATAAAAAAAAAATAAGGACCACTCCTACCCCAATGGGGTAGGAGTGTATTCCTTTTAATGTTTCAGGTACAGGGCTTTCGCCTGCTCACCCTGATTCGTTTTGCGGGTAAGTATATTGCCCAGCACCGCCATCGCAATGATGGCATTCAAGGCGGTGGGGTTACCACCGTCAGCCCATGTCAGGTACGCAACGACACCCACGGCTATAACACATAGCCCATCTGTGACTCTTGTAACTAGGGTTACAGCACGGGCACTACCCTTAGCAATGGTAGCAATGTTTACCTGAGTACATATCAGGTAAACTACCAAGAAGGCAGTGTAGGCTAAAGTGTTACCACCGTCAGCCCATACGGCGATGGCGCCGTAGAGAGCGCTGGGGCCAACCACCATAGCCATAATGAGGTTTAACTTAAACTTTTTCCAAGCCAGTACGTGAGCACCGGTAACGGCGACCATCATAAAGCAAACCAGCAGATTAAGAGTTGTAATGTTCATCTTCGTTCCCTCCTTAGGGATTGGGTATAATGGGGCGAGTTAGTTCTTTATGGTAACGAACTTATATCCATGGTTAACCAACAGGTCTCCCTCTAGGTTATACAGTTCCAGATTGTTCTCTAGGTAAGTGCCACGGGCTTTATTCAGGAACTTGATTGCGCTGTCTATCGTGTAATCGGCGTGTTTCTCCGCAAGCTTATTCATCCAAAAGGATTGACCGCTATATGGTAGCTTCACGATAACATCCTGCCGCTCAATCCAGATCCATCCGCCAGCGTAGTAAACCTTACCGTTGGCCCCTACGACATAACGGTAGCGCTCCCCAGCATCAACCACCTCGCCAAACTCTTCAATTTGCTCTGGGCTGTCAATATATTTTGCTGAGGTTGGGCGGTTATACTTGCAAAAGTATTCAGCCACATCACGCCCATCATCGCTCTTCCAGCTTTCCCACCAGACCTCACGACAGGCTGGGCGGTTATCCAATACCATACCAAAGGTTCTTGAATTATCAGTGGGGTAGAGCGAGTTTTTTACATACTCTACTGCATCAAATGCATTGGCTGAAACCGACAGGGTCAGGGTAGCTAAAAACAGAATAATCTTTTTCATGATTTACTCTCCATTAAGGTCATATCCTTACTGTAATATAGGGCTATAAAAAGACTGAATCCCTCCCCGTAATGGGGAGGGATTCAATTATAGTAAGATTAAGTACCCTATCAGTGTGCCGACTGATAATCCAAAGGTCAGCCTATCTAGCCCGTCTACGTTCGCTAAAGGTTTCATGTAGAAGGTACAGATACCTTTCTCGGGATAGTTGGGCACTACTTGACGAAAGGTAATCAGGAGTAGGCGTTTAGCCAAGGGATCCTTTTCTTGGCAGTACGCTTTTTCTAATTGAGACAGCCGATCAACGCGCCTATCGATAGAGCTGTACACGTCCCCTACATCATATCCATCCCGCAAGGGGTGAGGGGGCGATTTAATCCCTGCGCAACCACTCGCGAGGAGTAGGCCAACAAGGGCCAGTGAAAACAGCATGCACTTTATACATTGCATCTTACTCTCCCTCGGACAAGTCCCTTCGTATTAAGTTAATAATGAGTCGGGTGCGGGATATAAAGTTGACATCCGTTAGTGCACCTGTCTTGGTTGCGGTAATGGACTCCGCCCCTATCAACGTCCCTACCAGTGACTCGATGCGTTCTTCCCCCTTAAATAGGAACTTAACCTGCATCCCTGGATACAAAAGTTCAGGGGCAGATCGGTCCCATTCCACAACCACGGGCGTGCCCATAGACTCAGATAAGGGTGTGGTGTGTTTGAAAGGGTTATCCGTGAAATGCACCGGGGTATGGCGGACGTTCACTTTCTTATCCGGACGCTCTTCTAGAATAAAGCCGGCTACCTTCTCAGCCTTATTAAAGGTGGTTTTGTTCTGGGAGGTTACGACAAACTTATCGAGTAGATCTGACGCCCGCGACATCCGTAGCCCTGTACCCTTGTTTAGCTGAACGTGTTCCGTGCGGTCAAAGAACGCGGTGTCTCCCGTTGAGAAGACGTAGAGTTGTCCCGACCGATGGAGGAAGGTACGTTCCATGACGGGAATCTCGGTAACCGGCACATTCAGTATCGTTAGGGTTTTCTCCCGTTGGGTAAAGAGGGTATAATTAAGCAAGGGATAGAAGAAGCACCACCCACGCACAATGTGCCACCCCAACCCTGAGGCATAGACCCCATAGTCCTCCTGCAACTGTTTAGGAAGCTCATAGAGGCGAGTGCCATTGGGTATCACGATATGGTCGTAAACCCTAGCATTGTCCGGTGGCATGATGTCCACCCCCCGGATACCGGTGTATTTCTCATCCTTGAGTGTCTCGGGGTTCTCATCGGGACCCAGCTTATAACTCAACAATGTACGCAGAAGCTTCTCAATAGTGACATTACGAAAGATTCCACCGACTTCTTCTAACCTAAGATCAGCAACCACAGGCTCGATAAGCTGAAAGGTAATCTCAACTTGGTTAGAGGCCTGTACAACGGTACCCTTCTTATCCTCATCGTTACCCAGTGTCGCCATGATGGCAGGATCCACAGGGTCCGTTAGATAGGCATTGAATAATTGGACATACCGTTTGACCTCCGTATTCACAATCCCGTCGGGTGACTGCTGTGCTTTGGTGAGTTCAAACTGGACATCGTTCTTGTATTTAACAATATGGCGATACACGACGGGGTCCACCTTAACGGTAAGGTAGGTGTCACCGTAGTAGCGCTCGCCGTATAGATGCTTAGTAGCATGCTTAACAATGTTAGTGTACTTGGTACGCTGCCCCTTAACCAGCAGTGTGCCTCCCAGTCGCCAGTGAACCACACGGCCAGGAGTCTTCATGAGTGTGAGCAGCTCTTTATAGGTAGTAGACTCCCGTACCGACATTACATTACTCCTTAAAAGCTAAAGGGGTCTTTTGCAGACGCTTTATGTTGTTTATAGTTGGTATTGGAAATCGCCGGTACTTCGCCGGTGCTAACCTTAACTGGCTCAGGGGGTGTTTGACGTGAAAGGCGACCTTCGACCTTGCCTACAGTAAAGAGGCGTTCAATTTCATCCCAGGCACCGGTGCCCATACCGTGGTTACGAATAACGGTGACCATCGGCTGCAGTACGGTATCTAAGCGACTGAGTTTTTCGAGGTCCTCTTTCGGCGGCATGGGGTAATGTACCTCATACCGCTGCGCCTGTTGTAATCCCACCATATACTCATTGATTAGATCACTGATTTCGGTACAGTCCGGTGGATTTAGAAACGTAAAACTACCATCAACCGCTAAAACCTCAGCCATCTGATTGACTGTTAGACCCATCTCGACCGGCGTCTGGGCCAGACGATCGTCATCTTCCTGATTACCGCTATACCGGGTGTGTGCAAACATAGCGTCTAAGACGTGACGTTCGTTCGAGTAGTCTACCGTCATGACGCAGCCGGATGCCCCGTAACGGCCATCGAAAACCTCACGGTCCCGAGGCTTAGGGGGCGGGAAGGCCACGTCTAGATATACAGGTGCACATTGACACATAAAGTTTTTATCAAACAACATGTTTACCAAATACGCACGTCGTGCACTATCCATATTAGACTCCTACAATTTTAAAGCGCAGTAACGCCAATGCCAATACCGATTCACGTAGCCCCGACATGCCTTCAGATGACAGGGCGGTCTCTACAAGCATGGCCAGGCGCTGATTTGAAATCGTACCGGTCTCTACGTACTCCGCAACACCCATCTCAATCTCAGACTTATCCCCATCCACATCATAGAGGGCGTGGGTGAAAAGATAGGGTTCCGTATCAGGATGTACGGTAGAGTCTGTCCAGTCATTCGGCATAGTAACGTAATCGATACCGACGTTCAATATCGAATGGTACATGCTGTATCCAGAGAAGGTTCCTGCCCCCCGATTGACGTAGGTTCTTGGCATGTGCTCTAAGATATAGGTGTCCCGCTTTAGAATCGCCGTCCACAGGGTAGGGCGATCCATGTACTCCATGGTTTCGCCGATGCTGTACTCCTCTGCGATAGGGTAGTGACCTCTAAGGGTATGGGGAATCACCGCATTAAAGAAGTTTACTAGCCATGGGTCATAATACGTTTCGCCCAGGTGCTCAACCACAAAGGTTTTCAATCGAGGACTGAAATAGTGACTATAGAGCCGGTCCATTAACCGACGGGCATCTTTCAAGAAGTTCCGTTCGGAGTTCGCGACACTGTATTCAATCAGCGGACTGTAGCCAGCCTTTAGACGACGGGCATCGAAATACCGATACTGCACGACCTTAGAATCTAGGTTCGCCAGCAGTGGTGCCGATTCTTCCGAAAACAGTCGGTACTCAACCTGATACACGGTACGTTTATAGTAGCCTAAGGCCTGTACACTGGTAAGGGTAAAAAGACCCCGTCGACCGGCTTCGATAAAGCCCACAAACATATCGCCGATATGTGGGGCAACGGTATCCGGATAGATCAAGCCGCTACCGGTTAACTCCGATAACTGAGTGGCAGTGTCTTGACTGTACGAAAGCTCATCCGTGACACTGAGTCTGAAATCGGTTACACGCAAATACTGTTGTAAGGTTGCAGACAGGTTCGCATCCAGTGACTGGGGACTCTCCCCCGACACCAGCATCTGGTGGTAGTATTGTACCACCCAAGGTTCACCCTCGATTTCAGTAATCAGAGGGGACTTGTATTCACGCGTCTCATAGACCTGGCTGACGCTGATTTCCGGCTCTATCTTAGTCGTCGGTGGCGGTGTGGTCGGCCGAGCGGGATTAAAAATAGGCATTAGCTCTTACCTCGATGTGTGCTGGTAACCCCATGCTGTATATAACGCGGGCCAGTTTCAACTAGACGGGCATACGGTCGGTTAGTGGAGGCGATTTTCTTAACGCTTCGTCTAAACGTATAGTCCAGGATATATTTACCCGCAACCGTTTGGAGCCACTCTTTACCCTCATCCAATGTCACTCTGGAATCCAGCAATTTAAAAACACAGAGCGTACGCTCAGGATTATTGAGCATTTCAAGTACATGGTTCGTTGCGATGCGTGCTAAGTCTACCATTTTAGCGATACGTAAGTAATGGCGATGGCGCGGATTCATTGGTAGCTTCGAACGGATAGTGCCATCGGACTCAATATAGATCGTGAGTTGCTCTTCGCTACGGTGTACCCGATAGACTTGGATCAGGTAAGGCGTCTCATAGGGCTCAGTAACTAGCTCAGGGTAGGCGAGGAGGTACGCCTTTATGCATGGATGTACCATGTCGTCGGTAAAGTCGTGCAACGAGGCAATCAATGTAGGATCAGTCTCATCGACCAAGATAGGGGTTAGTACCTCGGTAACGGTCGCCTGTTGTGGGTTACGGGGGAACCAATCATCAATGGGGTCTAAGCGACTGCCGCCATCTGCACGGTAATACCGGCTGATTGCACCGCTGTCTGGCCCGCGCATGTAACTGCGGGTGGCCTCTCCGTCTGCATCTACACGCAATATAGGTTGCCATGCATCAATGTACGATTGCGGAATGCGTTGATTGTGGATAAACAGTGGGTAGGTTAAAACCACCGCCAGTGGCTGCTGGTATTCGAAGTTGTACTCCAAGGAAAGACGATGTCGACCGCCGTCTTGCTCGATCTCGTTATAAAAGACCTCTTCGTTGAAGCGCCCTATGATGTTATCCTGAGATTCATTGATGGCCAGTGTACTGGCAGTGCCTGATAGGTTGGAGCGCTTAACCAGACCACCGTGAATAAAGGCCCGTGCAAAGTAGTCGGCCAAATTTTCCCCGTATCCTTGATAGGCTTCTCGAAGTGACCAGGCGTCATATAGGAATGCCAAAAAGGGATCCGGAATTTCGTACTGGTACTTTAAGTCATGTACCTGCACGTGGTGCATAAGGCCGCCCCGTATACGCAGCTTACGCTGAAGGGCCTGTATAACGGACTTATCTCTGAAGTTAACCTCCACCGCCAATTCCATCCTAACCCACCCATAGGTCGGACGCATCTCAATCCCTATATCCGGATCGAAGAATAAGGATGGAAATTCTGGCCGATATACGGCGGACTGAAGAATACCGTTTTCGGTAAAGGCTTCGCTGTACCGCAATAATAGATAGTTATCCGTCGAGAGGGGCTTGGTATCACGGTCGTCTAGTACCCCCTCAGGATTGGCAACCTGTCCAATGCGCTCCTCAACCAATACCTGTGTATCGGCAGGTAGGCCAAAGCGCTGTATAAAGTCAGCACCCATCTGACGGACAATGGTACGGGTAACCGTCGCATCGTGCTGTGGAATTGAGAGGGCAATCGTAGGCATAACGGTGTCCTATTTTAAGTTTTCACGCAGGGCCTTTACAATGTTAACCCCTTCATTAATCTCACGTAACTGGGCTTCGGTTAATACGCGAGAGGGGCCACCGAGTTGGGCCATAATAGCATTAAGGCGATTCAGTTCAATCAAAAGGGCATTGGCGATTTCATCGGTTAATTCGCCTTTACTAACCGCCCCTTTAATACGCTGCACTAAGTTATTGATTAACTTCCGGTAGTCGTTAAGGTCTTTACCGACCTTACGCTTGCGCACCGCATCAATTGACTTGAGTAACTTTTCGTACTGCGATACAACGCCTTTAAGATCACGGGATTGTGCAGCTTTATAGCGTGTGGGACGTTTGGCTACCTTATCATCGGGTAAAGGCGCCTTGTACAGGCGATGACTCACCACCGTACCGTCTTTATCGGTATCGGTCTGACTATATAGTCCATCCTTGTCCAGCACCATCAATAGCCGTATAGTACGCTGTCCACCGGTATCCAGACGGGTAATTGAGATAACGGGGGCCTTCTTAACCAGGGTACTGTCAGCCCCTTTAAGGGCGTAACTACGGCGTGCCTCTTGCAGTTTCTTAATCGCCTCCTCTGACATGCCCTCCAGATCCCGATCTAACTCCTGTACAATCGCTTTCGCCTCATCTACGTGATCTTCAACCGTACGGTCTGCCTTTTCCATCGCGTCACTGTACTGCTCCAGTAGCTCAACCCGATCTTCAAGATCCCGTACATCCCCTACTACAGACTCATCGTCACCAGGTACCTTAACCTCATGTTGTTCTGGGCGACCCTTTGCCGACTCAGTGGCTTTCTTTTCACGACGTACCTTTGACCAAATATGGCCTACTAAGGCGATAATCTTTTCCCATAGCGTAATAAAAAGCTCTACGAGTTTCCCTAACCCTTCATAAATAAAATCAATAATGCGACTGAGTGTGCCGGAGATGCCTTCCTGACTAACACCGATGTCTGTGAAGCTTGCCGCTAGGAAGGGCGTGGCCGCTTCTTCTTCGCAATAGGGCAATAAAGCATCCAGACGCTCGGTTAGGTAGAAAAGCTCACGCTCACGGCGATCGGCCTCTAGTGTTTCGGTTACCATGTCCATAGGACACTTCCTCTAATAGTCAACTGTATACGATTTGCCCTGACGGTATAGCATAGTCCCCACAGCCCCGAAGGGCTGTGGGAAATATTAGTCTAAACTAAGAGCAACGGCTACTTATTCACCGTCTTACTTGTCTTCTTTCTTTTCTTTCAGGTTCTTCATGGACTGAACCGCGTAAGACATTGCAGCCTGCGCAACCATAGACGCATGTTTAACCAGATCACGGTCGAAAACACGCTGGTTCTTCTCGATAGCCGCCAGGCCCTTCATGGCAGCCTTCATGGCTTTCTTCTTCTCGCCTTCCAGGTCATCCTTCGCCAGTTTCAGCAGGGCCTTACCGGCCTTCTCGACGTTGGTGTTGATCTTGTCAGCACGACGAGCGCCGTCTTTAACGGACAGAATTACAGCAGTCAGGTTCTTGGCACCTTCAGCTACCTTGGCGATTTCGGATGCAGTCAGAGCATCAACGGCGATTTTGTTCTTGGCCGGCTCAGACGGGTTGAAGAATTCCAGAACCGGTACAGACATACCACCCTGAGACTTCAGGACAGCCAGACCATCACCGATAGCGGTTTCGACGCCAGATACGTCACCTTCGACTTTACCCAGACGACCATCGTCGATACCAGTCTTCATTTCGAAAGCAGAGGTGATAGCAGAAGTATAATCAGAGATCACCTTAGTGACCGCTGCTTCAACATCAGCTGCAGACATCTTCTCGACACCTTCAGCCGCTTTAGTCAGGGCGTCAACGGCTGCGCCAGCAGCTTTTACGGCATTCTGAGAGAAAGCCAGTTTCTTCACCTGACCAGCCATGATGTTCATGTCGCTGGCGATGTTGGAGGCTACCTTGCCACCGGACATCAGATACTGAATCTTAGCCGGTTCAACAGTCTTCTCTTCCGGCTGACCCTTGGCTTCACCGGCTTTCTTAGCCAGGGCTTCGGCACCCTTGTTCATGCGACCTACTGCCGCGAAGTTCTGTTCCATCCACTTAGCAGTAGCAGCGTAGGCGGTCTTGATCATGTTCATCAGACCCTGCCAGAGGTCTTTCAGCTTTTCAGTGATCTTTTCCATGGCATAGCCAGTAGCCACGGCACGTCCACCATCCACTTCGAAATCTTCCATGGACGGCATAGCGTTATCGCCCATGCCACCAAACGGTGCCATAACGGAGCTGGTAGCGATGGCGAGCAGTTCAGCGGACTTGGCATCCAGACCACCTTCCGCCTGAGAAGCGGCAACCACATCAGCCAGGGCTTCCAGGCCAACATACGCAGCTTCACCGATTTCCAGTGCGGATTCCATGGAAACCATTTCGGCTTCGGCTTCACAGGCCAGTGACATGGAGTCTTCGATCTCTTCCATGGAGATAGTCAGCAGATCTTCGTTTACGGTTTCAGCCTGCAGAGACGCGGCCAGAATTGCAGAAATACTCATGAGTAAAATTCCTATGGTTGTTTAAACGTATATGACGTCTGACAGTTGCGTCATTCAACTATCATGTCGACATACGATAGTGGAAAATTGTTAATTGGAAGGTGGTATTTTAGATTCCTTAAATTCCTTCGCGGCGTTTGTCGATCATGCCGCACAAACGTGAAAGGGTATAATAGGCGTTAAGACCGTGCATCCATTCACTGGGGCTATGGGGTTCGAGGTGACGAATGTAGGAGAACTCGGTGCCCCGTCCGTAATCCCCATGCTCACGCTGCCAGCGCTTGACGTAGTCCGCTTCACGGCGGCGTAGCTCATTTAAGAGTCGCAGCGTTTGCCGGGGGCCAATCGGGGTAGGTTTCAAACGCCCATAAAACTCGGGTGAAGACAGCATACGGCCGGTTTCCAGCCGCTCTACTAGGTCCATTGCCAGGTCAAAGAATTCATGGGCCTGAATGGTAATCACCTCATCGCCAAAGTGCTTCTTATCCTGATCAAATATAGAACGCGCACGGCGCATGATTTTCAGGCCGTCCAGAATGTCCGCCATGGAGTATTCGTAGCCAGGTTGCTCTAAAGGTGCACTGTAGAGCTCACACAGCCGCTCCCAGTCCACTGGATTGGTTACAATGTTCATCAGTGACCCTCTTCAATATCCTCGATCTTCGCCGCGATCTTGTTGAGGAGGTTATTGTAATAATCCAATTGACGGCGCAGTTTCTCTTGCTCAGCCGGATCATCGGTGCTATCCAGCTTACGGCGCAGCAGCAACAGGGTAACCTGGAGCTTGTCTTTCTGCTCTTTCGCTTCTTCCAAGCGCTTGGCCAGGTAAAGGTTATACGTGCGCCCCAGTGCAAAAACCAAACCACCCACGACCGGCATCAGGTTGGATTGATAGGGATCCAGTTCACGATTGCCGCGGGCCAGGGTATCATGGGTCTCAGGTTTGAACTGTACGTTCTTGAGTTTACCAATCACGTTACGGAAGTCCGCGACCTTCACTGCCAGGGTATCCAACATGATCGCAAACATCGTCATGTTGTCACGGTCCATGACGTACTCGACATCCATACGGTCAACCGCTGATACCATATCCGGATCCGTAATCAGGCGATTTGTCATCACCAGAATCAGTTTACGGGCATAGGTGTTAAAGAAGAAGAGACCATCCAGATACCGCAGCATGTAAAGTTTCTGATAGTCCAATGCATCTTGCAGTACCACCGGGCCATAAATCTTTTCAATGTGATCCAGGAACTCACCTTCTTCCTTAATACGGGCATCTGTTAGCGTGCGTACCAACGTCACAACGTCACCCCGATAGTCCTTCACCCGCTGGCGCAGGACCATATCAAGACCTTTAAAGTCAGCCTTCATCAGGTCAGCCATTGCACGGGTATCAATGCCGTACATCTCATTGGTGATGCGGAGCTCTTTAAAGGCACCCGATGCAGCTTCAACCAGTCGCTTCTTTTCAAAGTTGGGCAGCAGGGACATAAAGAACCCTTTCAACCCCCGTTCATTTTGCTTACTCATTATTCACTCCTTACAGTGACGGGGCTTCGCCCAGCTTATAGGCCTTCAGGATGGCATTGATATCCATAGAACCTGCATTGCTACCGTGCTTCTGGATATCGGCAAAGGTGTATGTGCCGTAGTTATCAATACCACGCTGATAAATCGTCAGGCGCTCTTTACGGGAGTCCACAACACAGAGTAGCATCGAGTGGGTGGTCTTGAAGTATTCCATACGGGTACGGCCTGACTTCAGCTTACCCTTAAGTGCTACCTCGAGTTCTTCTGCAGCGGCCTGTGTGATAATCGCCATGGTAGACGCTGTATTAACGGACTTATCCCCACCGCTTACGACTTGATCGATAATGGATTTAAAGCGGCGTGAGCGGGCCGTCTTATAAATGTCGGCTTCATCATTAACCAGGGCCTTGCGATCCTTTTCCAGTAGATCCAGACCGAACAAGTAGTCCACGAAGGATTCGATTTCACCCGAGCGCCACTTGTGGTAACGACCTGCCATGCTGGTGTCTTCAGATGTCATCGCCAGTACCCGGGGAATAGAATCGGAGTTAACGATCTTCGGGTTCAGCACCAAGGACACCGGAATGGTAGTGGACTTATCCCCTACACCAATCTTAACATGCATCAAGCGACCGACGGCCAGATTCACCTGTTCGTTCAATTCTTTCTGGCTGTAGTCTTCCTGTGAGACTGTAAAGAGCGGTAGGTCCATGGACTCCATGCCACCGGCAATGTTCGCTGCGGTACGCGCTAAAACACGCCCAGCGTCACGGTCAGTTGAGAACTTATCCAAAAGGCTAATCGTATTGACGCCCATGACATTGACCGATACCGCCACCGCCTGTAGGTAGTGGGCGGCATATATGGATGACAGTGTCTGCATCAGGTTTTGCTGAACGTCATCGGGTAAAACCGTGATGCTGCGATCTACCAGTACAATGGGGTTCAGACGGGTAGACGACGTATATTCAGGTAAAGAATCGACCCCTGAGTCGGCCATCGCCATCGCCAATTGGCGGGCGATCTTTTGTGGGGATACGAGTTTGGAGATATCAATGTTAACCATGATGAACCTCAATGAGAGAAAAATATGAGTAAAGCAATACGTGACATACTGGACGCCACTTCACTAGCACAGGGGTTCGGTAAAACCAGCGCGGCGACCGCCAACGTATTTAAAGGCATTAACCATCGAGGCACCGGCAACGTCGTGCCGGCAAATGTCGATAATCAGGGGTTAACCTTTTTTACGAAACCCAATTTGAATTTGTCATACGATAACGTGCGGAGCGTGCGGCGATTGAGCTTTCTAGCCAATGCAGGGGAGCGTTCCCTGGGTGCAGTCATCCGCTGTCTCCTTTCCCCTCGGGTCGATTCCTTTATAGATGGCCGTTGGTCATTGTCACGATCAGGGGGTGATGATGATAAAGATATACGTACTCCGCTGGTCGATGACCGTTATGCCTTTATTACACCGCTCTCTAACTTACTGATCAGTATGTCAGGCTGGCCCGATACAAACATGGACAGTTTCATTACCAGTGAGGGGATGCGGAAAGAAGTGACAGGGTGGATTGAATCACCGCCGGATAACTTCAGTAGCTTTAACCTAACGGCTAACTTTCAGAACATTGACGGGGATCCCATTACAGCGCTGTTTGCTGTATGGTTAGAGTATGCCGCGCGAGTAAAGGATGGGACACTGAACCCTTATCCACAGATGATCTTAGAAAATGAGATCGACTACAATACCCGTATCTACCGCATCATTCTAGATCCTACGCGTACCTTTGTGCGCAAGATCGCAGATTGTGGTGCAGCGTACCCTACTGTCAATCCGATTGGCGCTGCGTTTAACTACAACAGTGAAAGTTTCTTTACTGAGGATACCAGTCAGCTCTCGATTGACTTTCAGTGTTTTGGTGTACGGTACAATGATCCCATTACCATCTATAACTTTAACCGTACAGTACAGACGTTTAACTCCTCAATGAAGGACAGTCGGCGCAAGGATGCAATGCAGAAGTTAACGCCTCAAGAGAAACGACTGTTCAACTATCGAGGCTACCCCCGCATTTCAGAGAATTATGAATTAGAGTGGTACGTTCCCAAAGCGGAATACCAGCAGGTTATTTCAATGGCGAACATTGACGTACCCACCAACATCGGACAGGTTTTATAAGGACAGTACATGGATACCTTACGTGAAAAGCTTCTACAGGAGCTGGACCAGTATTACGCTAATCCCGGGTCCATCCAACAGGTTGCGTTGGATATACTCGAGGAGGCTGTGGATGGGGGCATCAACATCGTTGATCCATCTAGCCCGTTTATGTTTCTACTGGAGGCCAGTGCAACCAATACCAGCACGGCTATTCTAAAGGCACAGTCGGTCATGCGCAGGCTCTACCCGATGCTTGCAACCAACTATGCTGAACTCTATCACCACATGGCGGATGAGGACTACTTAGATCGATTCGCGACACCCAGTCGCACAACCCTCACACTGGTAGTGCCAGTAGAGAGCGTCAAAGGGGCGGCGGTGATGGATACACAAGCTGGGGTACGGCGTTTAACCATTCCAAAGGACACCGTTTTTCGTGTAGGGGGAATTGATTGGTTTGTCCACTACCCGATTGAAATTACGGTTACCCCAACCAACGTTATTCAGGTCAGCTACGACCTTGCACCCTTTTCACCGCTGCTCCCCAAAGATGCTAACGCATTGGATTACCGTACCGTACAGTCTGTCAATGGAGATGAGTTGGTTATTGATCTTCCGGTCGAACAGGTGTCTGTAGTTAGCCATACTACCCCCATGTCACCCTCGACAGGTTTCAGTGCCCTCTATCCGATTACGGATCAGTTTTACTATGTACGTGCCTATTGGCGTGAAGAGAGTGGTGTATGGAATGAAATGTCGACTACCCACACAGATCAGGTCTTTGATACAACTCGCCCTACAATGATCGTTAACGTAGAGGACCGTGCTGTTCGCTTAACCATCCCGGACATCTACACGACCCAAAATATGGTAGGGGACCACATTCGAGTCGACCTCTTTACGACTAAGGGTAAGGTTAACATTGACCTGCAAGACTTTAGCTCGGCTGACTTCTCTGGTCGCTGGCAAGATCTGAATGGTACTAGTAGTACCTACGTTCAAGCCCTACAATCATTAACCGACATTCAGCTATATGCGTTAACCGATGTGGTGAGTGGTCGAGATGGTCTCTCCTTTGAGGCATTACGAGATCGGGTAATTTATCGCAGTGCGGATAAGCGCGCCAGCATCACCTTTGAAGAACTAGCCTACGAGGTGCGTGATAAAGGGTATACGCTGTCGAAGGCTAAAGACACCATTACCGAACGACTGTATACCTGTGCACGGCCCCTGCCTGCACCGGTTGACAATGCGGTGACAACTCCCATTGGGGTTAAACACTCTCGGGTAGCCCTTTGGAGTGGCAACGGTCAGTACAACTACAGTTTGGCCAGGAATGGCGATCGGGTAACCTTGACGAATCGGGCTCTTTTACAGGAAGCCAATGGCACACTTTCCCTGTTAAAGGACAGTGAGCTCGATGCACTTGCCTCGCTGTCACCCGATCAGTTAATTGGACGACTGAATGAGGGTAACCTGTTTTATAACCCATTCTTTTATGTGGTCGAGTCCAATGTCGATGTCTATCAAGCACGCCCCTATTACCTGGACAATCCACGGAGTATAAGCCGCAGCTTTATCGATAATAACAAGTCGATTTGGTTTGCAGTCAATACCCGTCGAGTTGACTGTATACGGGAAGAGAACCAGTACCACATTACGATGCGGGTGGATATTCCGAATGGACTGACGGGTCTCCATGGGCAGTTAACGGTTACGGACGTTAGTGGACAGGAGTACCATGTAGAGTCTACAGAGACTACTTATGAAGGTAAGGTCGCATATGTACGGTTTACACTAGAAACGTCCTTCGATATCGATGCGGATGATCGGATTGAGATCACGAATCTGAAAACCGAGGGCGGCGTAATAACGAACGTACTGGTTGACCTCGAAAGCGACGTGGATGTGTTCTACTATAAAGAGAGTACGCTAACTGAGGTTACTGACTTCGATTATCGCATATACACCACCTTAGTCGGTAACTGGGTAGCGGCCACCCATGAGCGCCACCGTATTCGCTTGGGGGATAGTTTGGAGGGACTTTCCTGTCGGGCTGAAGCAATTATTTCTACGCCTACATACCGCCGGTATGAAGAAGACGTCGTTATGCGATATGAGACGCCTGTCTATGAGCGAGATGACGAGGGGAATCTGGTGTGGGCGGTTGATGTGGCTACGGGCAAACCTGTGTTTAATGTCCTTCACGATGCGGGTGATCCAGTGACAGATGATGAGGGTAGCTCTGTCCTGCTCCACCGTGCCGGAGACGTTATGCTGGACAGCATGGGTGATCCTATTATCGATGAACCTGCGGACATTATCTGGGAACTGACGATGATGTCACTCGATGCCCGCTACCGATATGCACAGAGTACGTCAGCTGAGCGCTATCGCAACTCTATAGGGCCACAGGTACTAGCGTTCCTTACTCAGGACCTACGGACGTTAGAACCTCGACTCATGGCACGTACGGAGTTGGAGTATCTACCCAACGCATCGGTGGGCACCGCACTGGCCACCGTTGAGTCTAAGCAAGATGTGTTTTTGGATACGGCTTTGGGCTTCACCATCAACTACATCATGTCGGAAGTCGGATACGCCGATAGTGCGTTACGCACTCAGGTAGTTGAGGCTACACACGAGGCACTACGGGCCACGCTATATAAGCGCACCTTCTCCCTCTCTGAGTTAACCCGTGCACTTCAGGCGATAAGCGATCACATCGTCAGTGTCTCCATCGAGAACCCCATCGATGGGTATAGCATGGCGAAGCTGGTGTCTGAGAACGCATACTTCTCCTTGAGGGCTGAGTTGTACCAGCGTACCAATGGCGTGCTGGATATCCGTGATGCGGTAGAAGTAAACTTCTTGTCCATATAAGACAGTCCCCTACCCCCATTATGGGGGTAGGGGCGTCTATTTACTTTTTACTGTTGGCATTTTCAGCCAAGACTGAGTTCAAGGCGGAAACGATGGTGCCTCGAGTGTCGTTTATTCTGTTCTGAAAAACGACGGCATACTGACATGCCTTTGCAAAGCGCATCATTGTAGCACTGCCTGCACGGACCATCTGTACGTAGTTTACCATTTCCTGTCCGTCCACGTTACCTGCTTTAATGGACATTAACTTATCCAGTTCACCGGATACCTTGGACAGCGCCTTATTCACAGCCTCACTGCTAATGCGATGAGTTTTCTCAAGGCGATCTATCTTTTTACTCTCCAGAAGACCACGTTTGTACAGACGCTCTACCTTACTAAGGCTACCTTGCTTAAGTCGCTGATTATCCTTTAGGTAGTCAGCCATTTGAACGCGCGTTTGTAGGACATCAACTACCTTAGGTGGGTCAGGATACCCCAAGGTAATGAAGTCCTTAATTTGCATGTACATCGCGATGGAGGGGACCGTGTTTGGCGCATTCTTTACATAATCGTCGATCTCTTCGCCGTACTCGTTTAGACCGGACGTCCAGAGCAACCTAATGTTCTCATCAGTCTGCTGCACCAACGCGTCCATGCCACCTGCCTCAGGGATACTTTCACCACGATCCAATGCGGCGCGGCGCGCTGCGATTGAAGAAATTACATCTTCAAGAATCGTTACGGATACCTCATTCACCTCTATAAGTGCGTTGTAGAGAGACTCGTCGTCTGGAATCTTATCGGCATTATCCTCCACAAACTCACACAGCTGGGTGTTGGCAAGTTTAGTGTAGAGCTCTATCGCTACATTCGCCTCTTCACTTCGCATTGTAGACTTGATGTCGTCCCACCAGCTAGAGGTACGGTTACCGAATTTAGATTCCAAGGCATAGCGAACCAATTGAAGTATCTTCTTTGCGATCCAGCGGTTCAACTCAATCCACAGATCCAGTATTTTCATTACCGCAGCAAAGGCAGCTTTCAACAGTCGGTCCCCTAATCCCTCCATCGCAAACCCTAGGTTAGTCTCAGAGGGAAATCGGGTATAGGACGCTAATGGGTAGTCACCGGTGACCAGTTCAGGGCAATACTCTTCCAGTGCCACCACGGTATCACGGGCAATACCCTGGGCTTCGATTTCACGAATCGCAACCGCCAAGGCATCCAATTTAAAACATTCTTTCTGATAGGCCTGCTCTAAGGCTTCAAATTCGTTCACAGTCGATACCCCTGTACCAATTGCAGCGGCTTAGTTTCCACCGCAGCATCCTCTTCGATCATTAAGCGGTCCTCGACAATGTCTGTGACGGCATCCGCCAAGTCCGCATTACGCCATGCATTCGTAAACAGCAGTTCGATCCACTCACTGTCAACTTCACTGGTAATCCGTAAGCTACGCACCACCTCATATTCCCTCGCCATAATGGCTAGGATACTACGGATAAGGCAGCTATAGCCAGACCACTCGTCTCGACCCATCTCTGGATGGAGAGGGGCAATGGCTTCAATATGGGCAGGGATGGACTGTACAATTGTAATGGGGAGGCGTCCAGATTCAAACAAGGACCTCATCTCATCGCTGTGAGGTAACAGATTCACCTGGAGGATATCCAACATGGCCTTCTCAAGGCGATCCTTGTCATCGCAAAGATCCTCAAACGGCTCGAGGCTACAAACCATAGGTGATAGACAAACCTCAGCACGGGCAGTCATAAGACCACGGGCATATTCCAACACCATAGCCTTTTCGACGTATATGTATTTTGAAAGCTCAGCAATACGTTTACAGATTTCATCCTTGTAGACGTTATCCCAGTTAAGTTTCATTTCATAGGCGTTATTCGCCATGGTCACCGGTACGTCTACACAGACCGCCCAAGCCGCCAATGCGGCGCGGGTCGATAGATTAATGGCGCCGATGGAGAGGGGCGCCTGTTTAGCAATGTCTATATAAATAGAAGCGATAGGGTTCATATCAGGGGTCCTTACGCGAGTTGGTCTAAACGCTCAGCGTCTACATACAAGTGGGTAGCCAACAAGTCTTCGAGCTGCTGCTGGAGTTTAATGCTGGAGCGCTGTTTATTGAATTTGGGACGGAGTAACGTTGCGACGTTTTGGGCGAGAGTCAGTGTAGATTCATTGCGGGACTTGATGATCTTAGTGACCGTATCTATCTCTTCCACCAGCAATTTACGCTCATCACGGTCTAGGTCGGCTTCTTTCAATCGCTTAACCATTTCATTGCGAATAACCTCCAAGCGCCGTACGGGCTTGTCGTACTCGTCCTCTAAGGGGTTAATAAGCATATAGAAGGCAACCCCTATAATAGTCATCCCCAGCGACATTGCGACTAACATCACAACCGATACGCCTGCCACTACCACGCCGCCTGACAAAACGGCGACGATAGTCCGAATGGATTTAAGTACCTTTACCAACATCATTAAAACACGACTAGTATTAGTGTACCCGTCAACTGTTGCAGCCTGGAGCTTATCCACCCCGGTAGCAAGGTCACGCCCATATCCCATTCGCCCGGCAAACTGATCCGCCAATGCCTCCCATCCCCGCACACTGTAGATGTCTTCACCTAGCAGACTGCGCATTTTCCTGAAATGGTTATTAAGTAAGAGAACGTACACCTCGTCACCGGAGGAACTATTTACAATGGCGTCGACGTCATCAATCTCAATGGCGCCGCCGTCCTCAAGGGCACGCAGTATTTTGTGTTTATCCACATCACCCTGTACACCGGATAGTCGCGCAGCGGCATCTGAAAGAATGTAGTTGCCGACAAAATTGGATCCCAAGAACTCAATGTAGGTAAAGGCATGGCCGATTTCGTGTAGCATGATAGCCACATATTCCCGCACCGTTGCACGTAACCCCATCATTGCCTTAGGTCGCTGTAGGTGAAGGGTAAACTCTAGCTTAGCGTAATCACCAGTCACCTTAGCCTGAGCTCGGTTCACAGTACCTTCAACTAACGAAAGGGAATCGAAGGGCGCCTTAACCTTAGATTTTGTGGCAAATCGGCGATGCAGTTCTGTTAGAAAGGGGTGGTTACGGTCGATAATGGGTGTGGCGATAGCGAAGTTAAGATACGCATGCCACTTCACATCCGCTAACGTAATGCCGCAGTGACGCTTGACCGCTTCGATAATCTGCCGGCCAGACTCTACATCCTTATACACGCCATCGTACATACCTTGAACAATGCGCTCAAGTTCAATGGGCAGGGGATGGTCTTTCTGGAAATCAATGGCTTCCAAACCTAACTTAAGGCGATTCATGTTCTGTACCTTGATAGATTAAAGTTTAGCGGATGCCCCGATCGTTTGAATGAAAGGAGGATCCATGGATATTGTAAGCAGAGCCTGTTTCTTTGCCCACTATAGTGAGGCATCCGATAAGTCTAAGAACGACATGATTCTGATCAAAGAGCGTTTGAAGGATGCTGACGGTAACGAGCATCCAAACCTTCGCACTCTTTATAATTTTGAACGGCCGTTCTATGTTACCCGGAAGGGGGCACAGACCCATCAGACTAAAAAGGAATACGAGACACTTGAGAATTTAAACGTCTATAGCAGTACCCAGGCCCGACTGCCGTTTGCAGTCGCTCGGGTAATGGATGTACACCATCCTCGACCTAGACTACGGCAGCTGTCTAACAGTCCGTACCTCTATGGTACCGATATTAAACCTGAGTCAATCATTAAACATCAGTACCGCACCAAGTACCCGATGTATCAGCCCAAGGCGAGTGTAGCGGCACTGGACTTTGAAACCAACGTCTGGTCTGAGGATGAGGAGATTATCTCAGGGGCTGTTACGTTCAAAGACAAGGTTATCTACGTTGCCTCTGAAACGCTGATGGGGAATGTGCCGGATGCGGTCAGCCGTATTGAGGCTAATTTTGATAAGTATCTAGGGCATTATCGCAAAGAGCGCAATATAAAGCTGCACGTTCGCATTGTCAAGAACGACCTGGAAGTCGTACTGATGCTCTTTAAGGCCCTACATAAGTGGCAGCCTGATTTTGTCTCCATCTGGAACATGTCCTTCGATATTAACAAGATCCTCGATACCTTAAAGCGACACAACGTCGATCCCAAATATGTCTTCTCGGATCCCTCTGTCCCTGAGGTCTATAAACGGTTCAAATGGCGTGAGGATAACCCTCAGAAAACCACGGCCACAGGGAAGACCACCAGCAAGCATATTGCAGACTACTGGCACGTAGTCGAGGCCCCTGCAAGCTTCTATATCATTGACTCGATGTGCTATTTCAAGCGCAACCGTGTCATGGAGGGTGCCCGACACAGCTACTCTTTAGATGCCATCCTAACTGAGGAGTTGGGGTTAACGAAATTTAAGTTACCGGAAGCCGATCAGTACGAAGGGCTCGAGTGGCACCAGGTTATGCAGCGAGACTTTAAGATCGAGTACGCAACGTACAACATCTTCGACTGTATTGCGTTGGAGCTATTGGACGAAAAGACCAACGACATCAGTAAGGCGTTACCGGCAGCGGCGGGCATCTCCCCGATTGAAGACATTGCTTCTGGTCCCCGTAACCTAGCAAATAACCTTCATTTCTTCCTAGAAGAGCAGGGTAAAATAATCTGCTCCACTGGGGAAACCATGCGGGAGGATTATGACGGGGATACTATCCCGACAACGGGGTGGATCAACTAAAAAGTGTTAAATACCGACTCTTCATATTCTATATTAGCGAATATGAGGTCACTATAATGTCTGTAATAGATGAGAAAGAGTTCAAACCTATACCTGGATACAGTCGATACCTATTGGCTAAGGATGGCCGCATCTACGATACTCTAAAAGAGCGTGAAAAGAGCTGGTACATTACCAACAGAGGTAATCCAAAAAAGAATATCAAGGGCGGTTATTACGGCACTAGGTTATATAACGATGCTGGTGTACTAGTTACGCTGCAGCGTCATAGGGCACTCTGCCTTACGTATAAAGAGCGACCGGATAAACGTGGTAACTACATTGTCAATCACATTGACGGTGTGCCTGGCAATGACAGCCTTGATAATTTAGAATGGGTAACCTACTCTGAAAACACACAGCACGCTTACGATAATGGCCTGTATCCTAATAAGGTTAGACCCGTTATATGGAGAGACCTCGACGGCATAGATCGCCGGTACCCATCTGTTGCTAAGTTAGCCAGGGCAACGGGGTTCACGGAAGATAGGGTGCGCTCTAGATTGATGCGCACAAGTGGGAAGATCTACGAAGACGGTTTCTCGTTCAAATGGGACGATGATAGTGAGTGGACGCTAGATGGTTCACCCTGTAAGGCTAGACTAGCAAAACGAGCTATAGTGGCGCGTGACATATTCACGGGTACCAAATATATCTTTAGGTCAGCTAGGCAAGCCGCTCACCATATAGGGGTAACTGGCAAGGCCATACTTGAGCACCTTAAAAATGGGTCGGGAATTATACCGATTGCGGGCTATAACGTCCAATGTCTAGATAATTTAAACCCATGGCCAGCTCACTCTGATCGACATCTAGCCATTTATAGGGCACAGCCTTATAAGCCAGACCACGGTATCGTAGCTAAAGACAGTTCAGGTAAAGAGCTCTTTTTCGAAACCAAGGCACTGGCCGCCAATTACTTCGGCATATCCGAAGAGAGTATTGCACGTAGATGTAAGAAGAGACTCACTATAGGCGACCACTCCTTCTATTATTATAGACTTGATGAACACTTAGGTCCCCCTATCCAGTAATGGATAGGTGATAATGCATCTAATTGCTGGGACGTCTTGTTAGGTCACTGCACCACGGGTACGGGGAAACCACGTATCTACGGTTTGAAAAGCAGTGGATAGAGATAATCAGCAGCGAAGTCCCTAAGGCTTAGGCTAAGGGAAACGTTCAACGACCAACCGCGACAGCGGTGTAGGGCCCAAGCGGGTGGGTTTATCCCTTAAATCGAAATGGTGCACTTCCTACCTGATAGAGGAAGAAGATATGGTCTGGTCCCTGCGGAGACGTAGGGCGGGTGTCAGAGCACACCGGCTACAGAGTCGCGTCTGTAGTGGACAAACGCGTTACGTTGCCTTCTGAGTTGAACGTCGCTAAAGGGTATCCGTTTATCTCAGATATGGAAAATATCCCCTCCCGCATTTATACGCAGATATTTGACATTGACATTGCCTCCGGCTATCCAACCTCAGGGGTGATTGCTAACATCTCAAAGGAAACCTGTCTGCGGGAAATTTGTGGTATTGTGGGCTTGGACCGTAAAGAGGGACAAGACCTTCTACGCGTCACGGGTGTTAACATGACCGCCACTCGTACCAATGCCATTGAACTCGCTCAGAGCCTCTATAAGGTCCCTCCGATGGAGGATGTCCTGGCTAACTTTATGAGGGATTGTAGTTGATCCCTCATCATATGCAGATTACACACGCGCGTGTATAACCAATATGAGGACTATTAAATGTCTAGCAAACGTACAGCTAACCGATTGAACCAAACTGCACCGGCTGAGAAAGAGCCGGTTGAGCAGGTAGCCGAAGTAACTGAAGCAGTGCAGGAAGAGGCTCCCGCTGAGGAGTCCACTGAAGCACCACAGGCGACTACCAATGAGCCGGCTGAGAAAGAGCCGGTTGAGCAGGTAGCCGAAGTAACTGAAGCAGTGCAGG